GAAGAAGTTAGAGAGACAAAAGAATGGTCATACCCTTTATTACCGTCCAGTTGATTTAGAAATGCGTGAAAGGATGATAGAATTTTGGCGAGAGTACTTGAAAGAAAATTCAGAATAGTGTAATATGTTCATGTATAAGATTCAAAAGGAGACTAGACATGATAGAAGGATGGATAGTTTGTGTGATCGACAAGGATGACAAAGTCCGTGAAATTACGTCTATTGAAGATCATCACTTATTAGTAGCAGATGGATATCTCTATTTTGTCCCTGAAAGATATTATCTGGAAACAGGCCAAGAGATAAAAAATGTTATAAACCCATTTGCCATATTCGCCCCAGGAAGTTGGGGTGCTGCTTTTAAGTACTACAGAGATGAAGGAGACCAAAATGAACAGAAATTTTCTGTTGAGTCTGTTATTGACGCTGTTGATAAGTTTTATGATTTCAGCGAGCGTGCCGTTTGAGATACCTGAGTGGTTGTCTAAAAGATTTGATGCCCACTGGGTAGAAGTATTAGAGGTAGGAGATGTGATGTTCTATCTCGATGACAACCGAGACCTACGTGCCATAGAGTTAATAGGTGCAGGGAAACTTGGTTGTTTTTTTGATCTGAATGAAGTGTCAGATGGTGTACCGCCATTCTTTGGTGAACCTGAGGATGAGATATTACCGTGGATGTTTTGTGATTCTAGAAACCTCCGCATGATCGTGTGGTCATCTCCGAACTACCATCTTCCGAACCGTGATCCGTCCATACCACTATGCAAAGAACCAGATATAGACAGTGATGAACTCCAAGTGCAGACCGATTGTCAGGTTGAGCACCATGACTGGATATTAGGCCATGATAAGGAGCTTATTGAAATAGTGAGGAGTCCATGAAGATATTTAGGATCGTAACACTTATAATCGTGTTGTTTCTGTGTGTGGTAGTGATGTGGTATGGCTGTCGTCCAGACCCACCCCCACCCCCTACGCCTACGGAGGTAACTGATGAGCCAACATCCACCGAGGTACCGCCAACAGTATCGCCAACAGAGACGGAGGTATATACGGAAACACCTACGCCAACGGCGACTGCAACGTATACGGCAACGTTTACTAGCGTACCCCCTGACGACAAAACACCAGAACCGCTCCCACCTACAAAGACCCTGACCCCGTATGAGCAGGAATTTGATCGCTGCTTATGCCATCAGGATGTTGAGTTCTGTCTGTGTTCAAAGTACAACACGGACAATCACCCATAAGGAGAATAACGATGGCTTACATTAGAGTTCCTATTGGCCCTCGCAGGAAGAAAAACTGTGAGAGTTGTGGTCAACCAATTCGCACAAAGCCAGCAGCGCCTGGTTGGGAAGTACCCTATCCACAGATACTTTTGCTGGAACATGCGGATACATATAGCGCGGCATCGCGTGGCACAAAACAGGTTGAGTTATGTGAGAGTTGCATGACCCTAATTGGAGAGGCTATAACTGCGTTTCTACCTGATTGGCAACCAAAACCAGTAGTATTACCACCTGGAACACCAGATTGGTTTAGACAGTGGCTTGGGATGTAGGCGATGAAAGTGCTAGTGCAGTTGAAGGAAACTTCACAACCGATTGAACACAAGAACGTCAAGAACACATATCAGAAGGGTAGCTTCTACTGTATCCATGAAGGTAATGATGCAGTGAAGTATCCCATAGCTAATATATGGAGGGTAATTGAGGACTACGGGTTTCTCAAACACCCTCCCCATAAATAGGAGAATAAAATGTTTGAAGAATTGTATGGCCCTCTTGGTGCTTCTCTGCTTGCTCCTTTTGTTACTGCGCTTACGAATGTGCTCAAGAAGAAATGGGGCGCTGAGGACGTAAAAGCTATCATGCTGTCTGGTCTTGTCTCGCTTTTCATTGTCGGGACATACTCGATACTTGCTGGTTTAAAGGTGTGGCAGGATTCAGGTGAGGTAGCAACCACCAAGAATAGATAGTGAAGTTCTACTATCCTGCCAAGAGGATATACAGTACCAGTTGTAACTTCCAGTGCCACTATAAGTGGCCTAATAACAATAATGGAATAGACTGGCGCTTTCCTATTGGCACTCCAGTGCTTGCCCCTGCTGACGGTACAGTGGTCATGTCGGAGTTTGGCGTGGGTGCTAACGATGGGTACGGTAACTTCATAAAGATCAGACATGGGGCTACAGCCTACTTTACACTGTACGGTCACCTGAAGAAGAGGCTTGTAAAAGTAGGTGATACCGTAAAGACAGGCGATGTTATAGCCAAGTCTGGTAATACTGGAACACCAAGACCAGGGGCACACTTGCACTTTGAAGTCATGAAGATCAACAAGCGCGTTGATCCTGACAAGTACTTGTACAAACCCTATAAGACACCACCACAAAACGGTGGAAACGGAGGCAACGGTAACGTGCCAGATCCAGTAATGGGGATTGATATATCCCACCACAATGCAGGTGTAGACCTTGATCTAGCCCACGAGATGGGCATAAGATATGCCTTTATGAAATTGACCGAAGGGACATACTTTGTTGATGATATGTTCCCTAAGTATTGGAAAAAGGCTAAGTCTCTTGGCTGGTCAGTATCTCCGTATCATTACTGGAAAGCTGAGGAGCCAGGGAAAGCTCAGGTTGACTATTTCATTGACGCTATGCGTAACCATAATGTTGTTGACGAAATAGACTTTCCTGCTGTGATAGATGCAGAAGATCCGTTAGCTCCCAACTACACGGCAGGTAACAATGCCAGGAACATATACGACTTTGCTAAAGGTTTGCAGGGTCTAGGTGGATGGCCTGAGGGTAGTATCTATACCAGTGCCAGCTGGTGGAACAATAATGTGAATACCAAATGGGGTTGGGAATTGATGTATCTGATTGTTGCCCACTGGGGTGCTGGTGGCGACCCTGCTATACCACAGCCGTGGTTAGGAAAGAAAGTGCCATACCTAATCCATCAGTACGGAACGATCAAGATTGGTGGCAAGGAAATTGATGGTGATAAGTGGAATACAGCAGCTTATGACTTTCCACTTGATAAGCCTGGAACACAGCCTCCATCAACAGATTCGTTCATGTTCTATCTGGATGATATTACAATTGGAGATAAGGTGTATCGACCTGTTCCACCAGATGTTACGTATTATCTAAAGGAGACATAGATGACAGAGCCCGAAGGGAGAGTAACTCCCATCACAAACCTAGAGCTATGGAATGCTCTATACAATGAGTGGATCGCACAGGGTAGACCTGGATGGGTTGTCCGTCATGCTGGTGGACAGCAGTGGCAGGTAATTCAGCACACCAGTGGCTCTCCTGCGTTTGATCCACAGTCCCAAAGGGGACTCTATGAGACAACAAGTTTCTGACGACAACTATTACAAATCAAAGGATAGAGAACTTGTTATCTTCCTTATTACTGCTAAGCTACCAATCAGGAAACTGATCCATAAGGCAGGTCGAACAACGTTCTGTTTCTCTGCAACGGAGGCTAAGCATTATGTAAAGCTGTGGAACTCGGGGGAACCCATCCCTATCTCTGACATACGAGATGTGTACAGAGCAGAGAGTATATTCAATTCAGCTATACATGATGAACTATCATGGCTCTAAAAAGAGTCTACGAGCTTTCTGATCTTGAGATTGACATCCTGCGTGATGGCATTGATAATCCTGACCTGATTACCGAGTACTTCTTCCGTCCCGAGGGTGCCCCAAGGGGCTGGAAGATGGACGAGAAATTTGATCCAGAGGGAGCATGGCAGAAGGTTGTTCACCATGCCTCTCAGAAACGCATCATGGTAATTGGAGGATTTGGTTGCGGGAAAACCAAAGGGATTGCTCTTAGCGCGTGTGTTTGGAGTATAACAACACGGGACTTTAAGTTCATGAACTGTGCTCCAGCAGCGTGGCAATCAGAGCTTATGTATGATTTCATTGTAGATACCCTTGGTCAAGACACAGTGTTTGGCAAGATGATATGGGCTAAGCCTAAGAGACCATATCCCAAGGTGCTGCTAAAGTTCCGTCTACACGGGACTGTAATTCAGTCTACATTGGAGTTTATGTCCGTTGATAAGAACGCAAGCTCCATCCTATCTTGGGAAGGAGACTGGGTGAATGTTGACGAAGCAGGTCTAATTGATGATCTGGAAGGTACATATAGGAACCTCGGCTCTCGTCTGCGTGGTACATCTCATATAGGCCAGCGTGACCGCCTTGGTCGCATGAGCCTGTGCTCTAACTCATGGGATAATCCACAGCTGTGGTATCGTTACGATTTGGCAAGGGAAGATCCAGATGACTTTCTGTCGCTGACAATCAGCTCACGCCATAATAGAAATATCACCAAGGATCAGCTAAAGCTAATGCTCAGGGACGTTCCCGAAGACGAGCATGATCGCTTTATTGATGGACACAGACCAGAGGGGCGTGGTAACTACTTTAGCAAGAATAAGATCTATGAGGCCGAGGACGAGGAGTATGGGCAGTTCATACTGTCCAATGTAAACTCTAGAACTCCTGGCTATGACATACGCACACTGCACGGTGCTGGTGTGACATACTTCACAGTACCGCCAGCACCTGGGCATATATATATGGTGCTAGGCGACCCTGGTAACGGGGATGCCCCAAGCCGTAACGCTCCCGTGCTTCAGGTGTGGGATGTGACCGATTTCCCGAAGTATAAGGCCTCTATGGTTGGCTGGTGGTGGGGTATGGGACGTGGCTCAATTACACCTTTTGTGGTACAGTTATTGAAGTTCATGCAGACCTATAACCCGATAGCCACTGCTGTGGACAACACTGGCCCTCAAAAGAACACCTCTGAGCTACTGAACAACTACATAGCATCGGCGCGTACTGATCCTACTAATATGTTTGAGTGGCTCGGTCAGAGCATTGATATGTCAGGGCTGCTGAACAAGCGCATTGGAGGTCTGGACTTCTCTGGTGGTAGAAAGTCTGCCTATCTGGTATCAGGCAGATTGATGATAGAGGCTATGTTGTTTACATGGCCCAAGTTCGTGACTGGCATGAGAAGCCAGCTGTCTAACTATGACCCTGAAAAAGATGTTGGTAACAAACCTAAGATCGCTCAGGACATCGTGGCGACATTTTGTATGTCGGCTTTTGCTGTTCAAAGCTGGTTCCATATCGACCCTGCGAAGGCGTTACCTGCGCGTCCGAAAGAGAATTTTGAAGTCCTTGAAACAATCGTTGGAAGAGATGATCGACTCCCAAGAGAATACAGGGAACTGGCGTACTCACGGGTTTGATAGGGAGATGAGATCATCTGACAGGGACTATAGAGACCCAAACTTGAGGTAGTTTCTCGCATGCGAGATATTGACAAGTTTGGCAAACTCCTGTAATATTTGTATAACCACGGAACCTACACCCTCCGTATCCTTGGGGTTCCGTTTCAAAGAAGAGTAGAACGTAGACCGTAGATGAGCCTGTAACACACTGTTCAGGCCCTTTTTACTGTGCTTCGTTCTACTCTTTCTTTATGAGGGATTAATGACTGATCAAGTATCCAGTTTCATTGACAGACTAACCGAGATTCGCACGCCTCCCTTTACATTACAAGATCTTGAAGGTTTTCCATGGAATGAGTACTCAGAGCGTATCTCTGTCTATGAAGAGGCAGAGAACTGGTACTCTGGTGCCATATTGGATACTACCAAAACGCGCTCGGGACAGGAGGTTGAGCAGTATCCCGTAAAGATCAACCCCATCAAGGCTGGTGTTCAGAAGCATACCTTTGCTCTCTTTGGCGAGGTGGAAGAGGATGACAGCCCACTAGTCGACCCTAAGGTTGTGTTTACCGATGATACGCAGAAGAAGCTAGCTGAAGAGGCTGAGGAAGTATTAAGCCAGATATGGTGGGAGAGTAACGGGCGAGCTGTTCAGTGGAAGAATGCTGCAATATCGCAGGTTTATGGGGGATGTGTTTTCAAGGCATCATTTGATCCATACGATGCGCTCCGGTCTATCAAGTTGAGGATCGAGAGCATTCACCCGAAGTATTTTGTCGGAAGACCAGACGCTGGAGACATGTTTAGACTGAGAGAGGCGTGGATTGTTAAGCCTATCTCTCAGGAAGAGGCTCTAGAGCTTGGTTACACGGGCGGTTTTACTGACGAGTTTGAAGTACCCTATCATACAGAACACTGGACTCTTCGTACATTTAGAACATGGGTACAGAACCAGCCTCTGACGAGGCAGACAACTGATGGCGAGTCAATACCGCTTTCGGGGGCAAACCCCTATGGGTTTGTTCCTCTGGTTTATATTCCTCACATCCGCGTGGATGGATTTTATGGGGAAAACTTCTTTGATTCTGTAAAAGGCATTATCAGAGAACTGAATTTGAGAGTAGCTGATTTTGGAGACGCGGTCACCGCGGACGCTCATGCTTACATGGGCATGCGCAACGTTCAGGGATCGGCAGATATCATTACACTAGCTCCAGGCGTGAATGCCATTGATCTTGGCAGTACCATGAGCATGACAGGTAATGAGTCCGCGCCAGACCTATGGGACTTGCGCAAAGCCAGGGCTTCAGAGTCCATGGCTACATTGGTTGACTGGCTCTACAATCAGTATAGACGAGATGCGTTTGTCCCTAAGGTAGCTGACGGGGAAGACGAGGGTTCTCAACGCTCTGGCCTGACTCTTGCTATGCGTATGTTGTCTCTCCTGTGGCACATACAGAACGAGAGAGTCTTCTGGACTACAGGCCTAAATCTTTTCAACCGTATGTTGCTTCACATGTGTTTTATCAAAGATCAACTGCGAGAAACGACAGGAATCGGGCAATCCCATACTGCCCTGCGAATCAGGCAAGACTGGTCGCCAGTGCTACCACGTGACCGTGAGATGCTTGTCAATGAAGTCGTGGCGCGGATGGGTGCCAAACTGGGGTCGCCTCAGACACTGTTAGACATTCTAGGTGACATTCAAGATCCTGATGAGGAAATCAAAAGGATCATCGAGTTTGCAGAAGAGATAGCTGAAGCGGAGACTGTTCAGCAACCGCAGCCGACACGTCAAAATGTTTCTGCGGGAACACCTTCGTCAGGTGCTAAGTCTTCTGAGTAAGGAGTTTAGTAATGCCTAAGGATAAGTCGAAGGACGCTGATGACAAGGATCTGCCCGAGGTGGAGGCCAACGATGCCGTTACCGACACAGCGACAGAACCTCAGACTCAACCGCCAGTTGACTACAAGGCTAAGTATATTGGTATGCAGCGAGCTTATGACAAACAGAAAGAGAAGTTTGACAAGCTAGAGGAGGACTTCCTCAATCTTCAAGCTGAATTTGAAGAGGGTGGGGCATCCAAAAAGAAGCTGGAAACCAATATGACTGACATCGAGAAGAAGTTAGCAAGCAAAGAGCAAGAGCTTGCAGACTTCAAAGAAAAGATGGAGTCTCAAGAGCTGTTGGTTGAGCGAGCAAAACTAATCATGAAAGACTTCGGTGACCTAGCCGCCTTCGAGGCTGCTGGTCTGCTGCCTGACGCGAAAGACATCGAAGAGGCATCTGAGAAATTCACGGCCTTCCGTGAGGCTCTCAAGGGTATCTCTAAGGAATACATGAAAGAGCAGGTGGTAGGCAGTACAGTCTCTACTGGTGGCGAGAGGCCTCCTACCAAGCTGACAGAAGCTCAGTTGTTTGAGCAGATGAACCAGCTTGCAGGATCGCCAAGGGGAACCGAAGACTACAATAAGTTTCTTGCTCTACGACAACAATGGGACGAGCATTACCAATCTAAAGCTGACTAGAACATGTTAGGAGGTCACAATGGCTGGAGATTTAGATCTCTATTATAGTGACGAACCCTTCTCCGTCATGACGGAAAATCAACGCACATGGCTTGATCCTGACCTGATTGACATATGGAGACTCAACTCGGTGTTTCGTCCACTGATTACGTTCACGCGTAATCTTGCCGACATTCGTGCCACCTCTATGACTGTTACCCAGCTGCTCGACCCGCATCCTGATATTACACCGCTATCAGCGCGTCAAATCTGGATGCCATCGATGCATATCGATAGCCGAGCAGTTGAAATCACCTTTGAGCACAATGGTAACAAGATCGCATACCACAAGTATGACGATATGATTACCTACTGGCGACAGAACAGGCAAGCTGGTCTACGCCGGATCGCTCGCGGTGCCTTGGGTATCGCAGAGGTCGACATGAATGACCTGTTAGCCCGCAACGCTCTTATCGGTGGTGCATTGACTACAGGCTACTCCCTGTATGGCACGACTGGCAGCGGTGCTGACTTTAGCTCAATCGCTCCAACTTCGCTGTATGATCCCGACATCGGGATGGACATCTGGTTGGGTATGAGCTACCGTAATGTTCCTGGCGCGCTTGGCCCCTCGGGTGCAGAAGGTTCTATCATCTGCTTTACTTCCCCTGGTGTTATCTACAATGTTCAACAGAACAGTGAGTGGGTAAGCACAAGGGAGTACTTGTCAGATCGAATGCTTCTGAACTACGAGATCGGCGCACACAAGAACATCCGCTATGTGCAAACGCCTAAATGCACGTTGTGGAACTGTGGGAATATTATCGCTCGCGCACCTATCTCTCAGATAGTGCGCGCTGGTGATGGTTCTCCTTCACACTCCACAAAGGTTGATGGCACCTACAAGGTAGGTCAACAAGGCTCTGGTGTTGTAAACTACGTCCAACTTGGAGCGTTTACAACTGGCGCTATCACAAGCATCGAAGTGAATGATATCGTCACGTTCCACCAGACCGTTACCTCTGCCAACGGTGTCTCTGATGGCGTTGACTTTACTGAAGGCAAGCTGACAAATCGCCGCGTAGTTGAGGTAGATTCTTCCAATGGCAGACTGGTCTTAGACCAGCCGTTCTTGGTTGACTTCGATACCGACATGGGTGGCGGTGTGTATGGCTATGTCACACTTGGTCGTAACATCCATGCCAGCATCTTCATCGGTGGCCCTCAGGCTATCGTTGCGGGTGTTGCACAGGCTCCACGCTTCTATGAACTTGATCCGATTGATGACTTCAACGCCATTTATCGTTTCAGCTTCGATCAGTACATTGGCTACCAGCCGTACCGACCAGAAGTGTTTGAAGTCCTGTTCACAGCTGGAACCACACGCGTGAAGGGTTCAGCCCAGGTGCAATAATGGCTGTAACGTACTCTCAACTATCGGCTAGGGTGCTAAGGGTGTTGAACGACCCTGATGCCAACTCGTATGAGGACGACATCTTGTATGATGGCGTTATTGGTGCTCATGAAGCTATACTTCCATGGGTGCCAAAATGGGCCGAGGTTACTCTCACATCAGGGTCTGATGGCACTCTTCATCAGCTACCTGACGATCTTTATGATGTTCAGGCTGTCCAGATACTATCGGATGGCAAGTTCATCTCGAGAGCTACGTTAGCTGCCGGAACTGCGCGTGGGAATACCTACGCAGAAAACGACTGGATCGAAAGTCCTAAAGGCTGGTTATCTCTATCGGTTGCCCTGGAAGAGGGTGATGAACTCAAAGTTTATTATCTTGCAAGCTGGGGCCAGCCTTCTGATATATCTGACATTAGTTTTGTGATCGAGGTTCCTTCGTATGCACACCTGGGACTGGTTTACTTCGCTGCATCTCACTGCATTTCCCAGTCAACTACACAGGCTGCCACGCTAGGGCAGTATAAGCAGAAAGTTGATGCTGGTACTCCCATACAAAACTCGATGAAAGATTTACAGTTGTTTTATCGGCAACTCTTCTACCAAGAGATGAAGACGATGCCACCTTATGCTAAGGCGCATGCATAATGAGTCAGATCAAGCACATGCTCGTTGAGAGGTTTGTAGAAGAACTTACTCAAAGAATGTCCACAGAAGTCTCTGGCGCTACGAAGGCTAATGTGGTCAAGGCTTATCGATTCCAAGAAGACCCTTTGACACCAAGCATATCACTGTGGGTCACTACTGGGGATCCAGATAAGCCAGCTGATCGCGATGCCCGAATATCGGCAGAGGACATGGAAATGCTCAGTATGCGTATTCCTGTAGCAGAGGTAGGTGGAGGTCATCTCTGGTGGAGAAAAGGCAAAGTAGAGATAGAATGCTTCTTCATCCTCAATGACTATGATCAGGAGACATCAGGCGACTATGCCCACACTGTCCTTGGTCGCACTATGCACTGGCTGGAGAGGACTTATATCGCAGATCTAGTTGATGATTATGGTGAGCAAGCAATATTCAAACCCATTGTTTATGCCTCTACCTTCTTTGAGGGTGGTGGGCCTCCAGCGGATTATATCTGGAGAGGGAGTGTATATTGGCAGGTGCTCACTCATAGACCCATGTAAGAGGAGGCAAATAAAATGACTACAGTTGCCCAAGCAGGCATACTTGGTTTTGGCCCCTCTGCGGGTAAGGGTTCTGGCGTAGCAGTCGGAGATTGGTATCGTCATAAGGCGACACTTATCGATCTGGCTGTATTGGATGACCAACGGCTAGGCCCTCCCGAAGTAGGAGGCCGACCTCTGCCAACCATTCCCTATAAAGCAGGAGTAATGGTAGGTGGAGGCGCAACAATCAACCCCCGCTTGGAGTGTTCTCTCGGTTGGTTACTTGAGGGCGCTCTTGGCGATGTTTCTACTACGTCTGGTAGTGGTGCTATACAAGAGCATCGTTTCAAGCTGAACGAGACATCCCCTGGCCTTGTGCCATGGATGGGATTCAGGAAGTTTATTCCTGCTGATCAGACCGCTGACACCCTTGGTGAAACTTACAACGACTGTAAGGTTACCAATCTTGTACTCACACTACCAAATGATGGACTGGTAAATGCACGGGTTGACGTAGTTGGTCGAACATTCACACTCGAGGAAGATCCTAGCTGGGGTATAACCTCCGGTTCTACTGGCGGTTGGGATCCAGTCTATGGTGAATTTGAAGACTATACGTCCGTACCAATTGGTTCAGATGTAGGTGGCTACATTACCGTTCCCACCTTTGGTGACCTACCTGTAATTCAGGCTCAGGTTGGCATTCAGAATATGCCCTTAGACCCAAGGATGGAGAAGGTTTATGGTAGCCCCTATCTTGAGGACGTGACTATCGTCAGCAGGGCCGTGACACTTGACATCACTGTTAAGTGGACTAACCCTGATTTATATCAGTATGTGCTCACGCACGCCACTGATGGTACTACCTGGGACTCAACACCGTTCACGACATCGATGGAGTTCCTGACACAGTCACCGTCACTCATGCCATCTGAATCTGTACCGTACAAGCTATTCGTGCAAGTCACAGAAGCTATGTTGAGCTTGCAGGGTGGCATCCAGTTAGCTGGAAATAACGCAGTTCTAATGCGGTTCTCGGGCACAGCCCTTGACACCACAGGTGATTATGTGGTATTCCAGTTATGGAACCAGTACTCAAGTTACGCATGGCCCACATAGCCATGAAAAGGAGATAGTGAAATGCAACCCACAATTCGTCACAAAAAGGTTCACACTCCTGCTTTTCAAGCTGGAGAGATTGACGAGGGTAATGGCTATTTACCCAAGGTGCTCGCATACGAGTTCACGACCTCTGGATCAGGCTACGATGACTTTCTCTATGTTCCACCTGGGACGTTTATTGAGAAGGCCGTCTTGTTCGTGAAAGAGGCTCTCGACACTGGCGCTCTTTTGGATCTCGGTACTGACGGTAATGAGGATGCTCTTATCGACAACACCGATGTTACAGAAGATGCGGTTGGTGCCGTGAACACGTCAACGACTGCACCAAATGGGCTTTACTTTGAAGATGGTGATATGCTCAGGCTGACGGTAGGCAATGACAACTCTCAAGGAGTTGTGGTTGTATACCTGTGGCTGTGGAATTTCCTTGAGGTAGCAACTCAGGGATACCACGATGAGATAACCATTAGCTAGTAAGGCTGTAACAAGTGGATGTGGGGGTGGGATAGCACCAATTCCCACATCCACTTGCACATACGAGATGTAAAGGAGAGTAGAATGCCGTTACAACTGAATCCACCTATTGAGAAGGAGTTCACGCTTGACCAGTCGGACAAGATGTTTGGGACTCCTGACGGTCAACCTACGAGGGTGACCATTCGTCAAGCTACTCAAGGGGCGCACGAGCGTAGAGCTGCATTATTCTCTTCAATTGTGCGTGAGATGGCCCGAGACGGAGGAGACGATGTAGTTCGTCTTGTTTCGCGTTTTAGCTTTGAGGAGCTGAAACGTATTGAGTGTTATCTCACAATGAGTGCCTGTAACATTGAATGGGCTGAGACCGATAAGGCTAAGCCAAAGGCTCTCTTTCCATTCAGTTCTAAAGGACTCATTACAGAGCGTGCTTTCAACGAGGCGTGGATGAAACTGCCTCCCTCTGTTGCTGCTGAGATACACAAATGTGTACAGGAGGTAAATGTAGACTGGAGTTCTGAGTCTGACTTGGGGGAAGGCTTCTAGGGGGGTTGCTAAAACAACTAGAGAGTAGATTGACCGATTATTTCGGCATGCTGAACCAGCTAAGAGCTGGTCTCAAGGTAAGAGTAGAAGAACGGGTGGAGAAGCCCGTAGAGCTTATCAAGTACGAACAGATGAAGAGCACTGGCCTACCACTATTGGCTGGTGGCATTCAAGATCAACCACACATCTGGCTGTTGCAGATACGTGTAATCGAGAATGTAGTAGAAGTGTTTCGTCAACTTGAAGAGGCCTCTCGAAGGTCTACCAAGGAGTAATCAGCATGTCGATGCGTTTTACGCAAGACCCTGATCAGGGTTGGTTTGTAAGAGGTCAAGATCACAACTCTCTAATATCTGAACTGCGTTCACAGTTAGGGCCCGAGGGATTTGTTTTTAGATGGGACGATATGGAACGCGAGGGTGGGTTTAGGCGTTTATATATTGGTAAAGGTCGTGGCGGGGGTGGCTATGATGCGTTTCTTGATCTTAGAATAGGGCCTCCAGGCCGCGCTGGTAATGTAATCGAGATGGCTACATCTAAGCCTGGGACATTTGCCGTTCCTGGCTTTGGTAGACACGTATATGGTCGAGAGAATTTGACCAGTACCATAAACACATTTTCTGACTATTTGCGCTCGGTGTGGGATATGTCAAGAGAGCGTGAACAGACACCAACTCGCTCGTTTTGGGAAGTCTATCAGGAGGGGTATGGTAAATATCAGTATCCAAAGGCTGGCGAGGTTCTTGATCCTGGTTCTTCTACTGGAAAGCGTAGTTATGTAGCAGAACAAATACGCTATTATCTTCCTGAAGGTATACGTCCTGAAGAATATGTACAGGGCATCATGGCAAAGATGATGGCACCAGCTGGCTTTTCGTCTCTTGCTGGTCTTGTTCCAGAACTAGAGAGATGGAAGGCTTGGGTTCCTGGCGGTCAAATGACTCGCACATACGAGGATAGATACGGCTATCCTGTAACAGAAATGTGGATGGCAAGAGACCCAAAAGGCGCATTCAAGAGCCAGAGGATTCACTTTGATGCAAGTCAGGTATCGAATGTTCCACTTGTTGCAGATCCTAACCGCAGGGGCAAACTGGTTCCTCTACCTGGGACTACACCGGAAACTGGCTGGGGTGTGCGAGAGGGCTGGACACGCTCCAGCATGGTGCTTCCTGGCGAGTTTGCTCCGCGCGATGTGCTATCTCGTAGTGCAACTCTTGGTGAACAGCCAGATATGCCAGGGGCTGCCTATGTTGGGCCTGATACCTATAAAGTGCAGTATGGAGGACAGAGGGTTGATCTAGAGGCTATTGGTCATAGAGGCAATCTTAGTGCAAAGCTGGGTATCCGCACTGTTGATGAGCTCAAAAGAATGATGGAAGAGCAGCAGCTCAGATTCAAGAATTTGCAGGACACGAGAATCAAGGGTGGCACTGGGATGTTTAGTTATGGCAGCTTTAAAGATCCCAACGAAGAAAAGGCCACTCAGTTGCTTATGGAGGGTAAGGACTATGATATACGTCTGAACCGTCCAACGCTCCATATACCTAGATTTGTTGATCCTGATACTGGGAAGTTCTCAAACCTACCCACATCGATGACTACCGAAAAGCTCGCTCGCGAGATGATGATGATGTATGGCACCGAGATCAATGTTGAAGCCATGAGCGCCATTGGTAGTGGTATATCAAAGAGAGATCCAGCAGAAGTTCATATAAATATTCCTATTGAACATCTAGTTACGCCAGCTATCAAGGGTGGGGGGATCAAGGCAGGTTCCTTCCCGCTAACCGAGGCTATGAAGATAGGACTGCTTGGTGTTGAGAGAAAGCAAACTACGGATGTCTATACTGCTGAGGCTAAAATTCCGTCTAGAGTATTGATGGGCAGCTTTGGTGTTATGAATATGCAAACACAGTTGCAGTTTATCAATGACTTTCTACCAAAGGCTCCAGGCTCTGATGATGCTCGCAAGGCTCTTAGAAGATATATAACAGAGGAATATAACAGACCAAATGCCGAGAAGGGCGTTGGCCCTGCTATCTTTGCTGATGAGATGGCAAGTATCTATACAAGACATACTGGCGTGACGATGACTGGCGAGAAGCTCTTTGCCGACATGTTTAGTAATATTTTGTCTGTAACTGACGAGGACAGAGCAAAGCGGTTATGGGAAACATATAAAATCGGTATTCCTATAGAGGATTTTATGCAGGGGGCTATCTATAGCAAAGATAAAATGCTCGAGATGAAGGAATTGATGAAGAATATGGAAGGTGAAGTTCCTGGGCTGGCTAGTCTTATAGAGTTTGAGCGCCTCGCAGGGGCAGCTGATACGTCTAAAGGAACTCCTCAGGAAGAGCTTTATAGGATGAGCTTCAAAGTCCCTGGTGTATACAAGGGCAATCAGGGGGGATGGACTGGTGCTGGTAAAAGCATTATGCTTCAAGCTGCTCTAACACATGTTCCTGAGTATAGCTCTTTGTCCAATTTTATAAATAGACAGGGGATTATGTCACTTATGGCCCAGGCACCTCATGCATCGCGCGAGATGGGTATTACTGGTGAGCTCGGTGGGCCGTGGCTTGGGCCTCTGACAGATAAACTGGGTGGAGAGCGCCCAAAACATGTACGTGGGTGGAACGAGATAGTTCACTGGTTAGGTTTTCAACAGGGGATCAAAGACTACGTTGAGGGTGCCTCAGAGAAACTCTATGCGCCAACTGACGCAGCAATTATGACAGATGAGCTTGCCTCTGAGCTTAGGTCTATTGTTGCGCACGCTGAAGCAGAGCCTACATCTGAAGAAATGTTGAAAGTTCTTACCGAGCGCATGGACAGGCTTGACCTTGTTAGCCTTGGTGCTGTTGAGAATAGAGGTTCCAGCCAGACAGGTTTTAGATTGTCAGAAATGATGTTGTTAGACCGTAACTCGATGACGCTAATTCCGAAGGTCACTACCATGGCAGACATTGAGAGCTTTGAGACTGGTGTCCGCGCAGGAGAGACAAAGACTCACTTTGGTGATCGCTATATATCTTTATTGAAAGGAGCTATCAATTCTGCTTTAGGAGATGGCCCTAGCGGATATAGGTCAGTTGCTCATGGTCTCGAACAATTTATGGGGCGTATGAAGAGTGCGCTTTATCCTGGGGGCAAGAGGTCTAAAGATATATTCCGTCATCTAACTGGTGTACAGATGCCTGGAACTACCTACGGGCGCTATATGCAGCTACCTCAATTACCATCCCTGAACGCATGGGCAGACGATGATTTTATTAGAAAGGCGTTGTCTAATAAGAAATTCAAGGACAGGGGTGACATCAGAAGCATTATGAAGTATCTAAGAAGTAGTCCAGAGGCATATTTGCCAATGCTTGTACAGAGATACCCTGATATTAGTGGACAACATATGTTCTTGCCTATCAAGCTAAGATCCAGAGACGCTTTTGAGGCATCTGGTATTCCGCTACCAAGGGGTATGTTGTCAAAAGGTGTTCTCTATACGGCTGCTGGAACGGATAGGCCTCAGGTAGGCGATCTAGACTGGGATCCATATCACCTAAAACTGTTACCTGTATCTGACTGGAACTTTGATAGACAGGAACACACAGGTGTGTGGAAGTCAAACCCTGCCGTTCAAAAAGAGTTTGATCAGATGTTTGAGTTCTATTCTGACTCGGGTAATACGCAGAAGATTTTGAAGGGCATGTTTGGCAGTCAGGCTAGTGATCTTGATATATGGGCATCTACTCTCAAGGAATACGGGGAGCACATGAAGCGTGATAACATGGGCAACCTTGAGAAAAGACTAAAACAGGTAAAGCCACACAAGATCAAGGATGTGCTCAATGATGCTGCTGATGTTATGAACTGGAAAGGTGGCATGGGCGATGCATACTTTGCACGCATGTTACTACAGGATGCTGCCTCTATGGTTATGGGCGTTGATGAGACCGATAAAGATATATTGAACAAGGCCTATGAGTCAATGGGCTTTACCTACCAGATGTACCTTGACCGTTCTCCAGATTTTAGAGGTGGGCATACACAGTTAGAGACATTACTAAGCTCAATTGGTATCTATGGTGTACAGGGCGAGGAGGCTAAGCGTTATTACCAAATGCGCTTCAAGATCACGGAGCAGGGTGCCGAGGTGCTTGGTGAACGCAAGCTATGGACTCCTATCGCGTGGCAGGAGATGAAGGATAGCAGTCTTGCTCTAAGGGCTATGCTTGGGTTTATTGGAGAGCAGGAGGAACCAACGGTCAGCAACGAAATGCTTGCCTGGGGCTTTGGTGTATCTGGTAGAAAGGGTGAGGTACTCAAAGCTTTACAAGATCCAAACGCTTTCTTCAAGAAAGAGGGTGGTATGTTCTCCACGAATAGAGGCGACATACTAAAGGCGCTTATCAATACTGGGGCGGTGGGATACAACTCTCCATATTATCTTAGTGCTGCCTTCAAAGCTGTAGATCGCTTGGCTAGTAAGAACCCGCAGTATATCACTGACCCAAAGATCATGATCCCATGGATCAGTGGCAAGATGACACCTGTTCAGGAGATTATGCAGTCTCGTGAGTATCGTTATATGGATATGGCTAATCGCCTATTCATGATGGGTACGGCTCCAATGAGAGCTGATGAGTTTGAACAGCTAGCTTTCATGAATGACACACGTCTTGGCTTGCTTCAAAAAGGCGTATACTCAGCTTTCAAACAGACTACTGGTGGCATTGCTCCTGCTGACGATGCTTATGAGGCATGGAAGGAGAGAGCATTAGAGCTACGTGCTCTTATGCAAGAGGAGAGACTTGCTCAGGAGCCTATTGTTCATGCCAGTGAGCTAGGTAGACTTGTGTCATCTAGGTCACTAGAGCTAGAGGGCTGGAAATCAATTCCAAGCGAGTATAGAGCAGCAAACTCTATGCAGGTTGTTCTTAGAGCTATGGGTATGCCGGAGATCATGGGTGATCGTGATACTCCAGCTAGATACTTTAGGCAACAGCGCTGGGAAAGTGGTGCACAGGCTATTCAGGGTGGTATTGATTTCGAGAAAGCATATGCACAGTCAGAAGAGGCTGCTCGGGCTGGCATGTATCACGTTGGTGAGGTTGCCAAAGGACGTGAGCTAAGCTACTACATTGGTGGCATGAAGCTAGTTGGTACACCCGACTTTATTGGCTATAACGAAGTTACCGATAAGTTTGTTATTGAAGATACCAAGTCACCTCTGAAGAGATCGGAGGGTGCTTACACTGCTGAGTGGGCTAAGCCTAGAGCTATGAATCAAGCCAATCGGTTACAGCAGCTGTCATATGCATACATGCTTGAGAAGAAAGCTAGAGCTAAAACACCAGCCGAGTGGGTTGATTTTATGCGCGGCTGGGGCATGGATCATGATGTCGATACGCTTGGCAGAATGCAGAGAGCAGCTGCTGGGGGTCGATTTGATATATCCCTTCGCACAGGCAGAATCAAGGACGATGTGCTAACCGTACACCCTAGAATAGCCATTGACTATGGCGAGGCACAGCGTAGAGAAGTTGAGGCTGCTATTGGGCAGGTAGAAACTACGCTGTTTGATCCAGCATCAGTTGTTGGTGTGGCTTCTGAGGTTTATACATCCCTTAGAGAGCCAGGGAAAGTTCCTGATAGATTGAGAGGATTATTTGCTCGCTCTGGTCTGCCCGACATGGCGCGCTACAGCCTATTAGAGAAGCTGTACAACATTCAGGGTGGCATGACGCGCGCGGCTGGCGGTGGTATGTTTGGTGATATTCCTGGCAAACGTATTAGAGTAGGAGAGGCTGGCCCTGAAGAAATTATTATCAAAAATCGTGGCATTGAGGTAGTCCCCACTCATGAACTAACTGAGTCTAGACGAGCGCGTGGCGAAGATGTGTCTCAAGAGGGTTATCTTGGTAGAAGAATGGCTGCTACGCCTGACTTCGAGGCCACAGACTTTTCAGCAACAGAGCCAATGGGGAGTGTTGCTAGCCGAATGGGAGGGGATATTGGTCAACAAGTTCAAGGACTGGAAGATTTCACAAATGTTGTAAACAGTCTTCGTGGCACTCTTGTAGATGTAGCCACATCGCTTCAGGATACGATGGCTGTCCTTGAGCGATCAAGAGATACGACAGTTACGATTGGTGGCAGAAGAGCTGATCCACAGATGGATAAGTTGCAAAGACAATTTGGTATAGCAGCCACTTCGTTTGCCCAACACCAGCAACTTTCTCAGTCTTTTGGTATAGAGGCTACAGAGGTGATGATCCAGGCTTTTGAGAAGGCTGGTATGGGCACTATCCTTACACCAAGTGGCCCGTTGAACATCAGGGAACAGTTTGAGGGTACAACGTCTGCCAATATATTATTGGCTGAGGCAAGAAGGCAAAATATAAATCCAGAGCTTTATCAGCAAGAGTTTAGGCGTAGAAAAATGACTGACAGGGCGCGCGTCATAAGACAGGGTGCTCGTCAGGCTGATATTCTCACAAAGATGTTGGAAACCCCTGGTCTAGAGGAGACGCTTACTGTAAGAGGGCAAAGGGCAACGGTTGAGGCTATAAGAGACGAATCAGATATAGATAAGGCACAGAGAGTTGAAGGCGAGGCATTTGCCGAGTCTCTATGGATGATGCGACAAGAGCCAGGAATGAAGCGTGACCCGAGGGCTGGTTGGACTGCTGAGGATATGAGGGCAAGGGGTGAGGCTACTAAGAAATACATAAAGGCTGAAGAGAATCTTGCCAAGATTATTGAGGAAGGAGGCGATGTCCAAAAAGCCAGAAATGAACTAGCTCAAGCTACCCGCGAGCGTGATGCTGAGTTGTTGAGAACCAAGATGGCTGAGAGACGCGAGGCTGCTGGCCCACTGTGGGATGAGCGCAGAGGCCAGATGATGTCTTATGAAGACAGAGAAAAACTCAGAGATCGTGGGATTGTTGGTGTTGAAGAGCTGGAGGCAGCAGAGGACTACGAGACCCTTTTAGGAAAGAGAACGTCTTTGCGTGCACCAAAAGCACAGGGTGCAGCCGCGGGTCTAAGGAATATGGCAATGATGGCTCGCCGTATGCTCGGTGGTTTTGGTCTCATGTACCTTGGCTCTATTGGGCGCATTATGGCTGGCCCATCCATGAGAGGCTATGAAGAAGCTATAGAACAGCAGATGTATGCTGGGAGAGCATTCGGCGCTCGTGCTGGTGGATACATACCTGCTATGACAGTTGAAGAACGCATTCAGCGCGCCGAAGCTATGTATGGTGGCGTTGGCTGGCAGGGTATGAGGAGTATATATGCAGGTTTCCTTGAGTCTAGCCCTGGTGCTGTTGGGGCGCTAGGTATGGGTCAGGCTGGCGTGGGCGCTGCTGGTCTTGCCATGTATGTAGGCTGGATGGCTGGCGCAGGTGCTGCGACAGGCCCAATAGGAGTGGGCGTAGGTGTAACCGCTGCCTTGGGTGCACATGCAATGAACATTGCTGGTGCATATCGGGAGCCAGAGACAACAGCGATTGAGCTTGCTGGTAGGACGCTCTCTGGCAGAGGTGATCCAACTGTTTCGTTTCTTGATAAAGCAGAGATGGCAAAGTTCTCTGAAATACTAAGTGGCAGAGACACATCTCCAGAGGGGATCACCAGACAACAAAGACTAATAGAGCGTCTTGGTGGTATGTTGCAGGCTGGTGAAGTTCAACTTGGTGGCGTGTCTGCCCTGATGTCTCGCATGGGGATTCAAACCAGTGCTCGCCAGAGTAGAACCATGGCTGCTGTGGCAAGAGCTATGGCACCACAGTATGAAGTCCAGCCAGAGTATCTATTTCAGTCTATGGCTATGGGAATGGAATACGGCATGCCACTTACGTTTGGCCCTGGTGGCACCATGGAGATGTTGGGAGCTCAGCTTCAGGCAGGTTTTCCAGTTGAAGAGCTTGCACGTGGTGCTGCTAACCTACCGTTTCTCACTGGTGCAGAAAGAGAGCGGAGAACTGGCGAAATTATAAACACATGGATGCAGGGTGGAGGTCTTACGGTTACTGAAGTGCTTAGGCAACAAGAACGCCAGGGAATACAAGAACAGCTTGGCATGATGATGCCAAACCTTGGCTTTGAAGACAGGGCTTATTTTGCGAGAGAGCGCAGAAAGGTTCCAGGCACTGGCACTTTTGTTGAACGGCCCATCGAAACACCTTATTACAGCGCGCTAACTGGTGCCTATCCTGGCGATTATGTGGAGCCTCCTGGCTCTTTCAGAAGCGCAATGGAAAGAACATACACAACACCAGGGGGTCAAGGCCCAGATTGGATTCCTGAACGTTGGGAAGATGTAATGGTTCAAAAAACCTATAGAGCTGATCTGACCAAGGAGTTTGTTGAGCGTATAAGGGCACAGTCTCCAGCTGCACAACAGGCATACCTTGGCAGGATGGGTGCCGAAGAAGCTATGAGGCTTATGGGTTTACCATATGAAGAGGCTGTTAGTCTATTTGAGAGAGAGTATGAAGGTTTAGGCGAAGAAGAAACAGTGGCTCGCATGCGAGAAGATCGTGGCATTCAGGCAAGGGTGGAATCTCTTGCTAGAGTTGAGGCTGCACTTCTAGATCTTGGCGATGCCGTTCCAGACATGACTCAGTTTCTTAGTATGACAATGGGGCAACGCAGTCTAGTAACACAGGCTGCCCAGTTTGGGGGCGGTATACAGGGACAATTATTACAAGGCGGTATGGCCCCTGGGGCAGCAGAACAGTTTGCAAGCTTCTTCCCGTGGCTTGCTGCCAATGCGCCTACACAGCTTCCCATGTATCAAGGCATAATGCAAGGAGATCGTAGAGCATTTGCTCAGCTACAGCGAACTAATCCTGAGCTTGCAGCCCAAGTAGCAGGAACACGATTTACTGGTCAGGGCGGTACTCCGATCAGTGGGGAGAACTTCTTCTTGGTAGACACCAATATGGAAACTGGGCTACCTACTGGCCTTCGGTACGGCACCACGTCTCTACAAACGCCAAGAAGGTCATCTGCATATATGGCACGAGAAATCTTTGGTCAAGGTGGGCCTCAGGAGTGGGAAGCAGCTGGCTTTGACGTTGAGGGTATCCGAACACTACAGTTTGGTGGTACGAGGGGTATGCAAGACCTTATGATGAACTTGCAGTTCAACCAGCAGATGGCAATGTTTGGTATCCAGCGACAGGGTATCGCGCTGCAAGAGTGGTACATGCCACAGCAGTTTGCCCTACAGCAACAGTATAGAGAGCTTGGTTATCGCCAGCAGGAGTGGGGTTTCCAGATGCAGGAGCGCCAGCTTGCAGAACAGCAACGCTACTTCGGTGTTACTACTGGACTTGCTCGTCAGGGAATGGCGATGCAGAGAGAGTTCACACGCGGAGACTGGGAGTATCAAGATCAGGTACGTGGGCTCCAGTGGCAGTGGAAGCAGGAGGACTTTGCTGAAGAGGTAAGATTCCAGACAGGACGACAGCGCAGGATATCAGAGCGTGGCATGAAACGGGCCACCATACTGCATGATCTTGAAGAAGAGAATATCCAGAAGAAGCGTGACCAGCAAGAGCAGTTGTGGGATCTTGAGGATGAACGCTTTGAGGCTAATGTACAGCACCAGCAGATATTGTTTGAACTTCAGGAAGAGAACATAAAGAAACAACGTGAGTTCTTTGAAGAGCGCAAGCGTCTAGATGCCGAAATGGATGCATTGCAACGCGAATATTGGAAGCGACAGATCCAGCTACAGAAGCAGTCCATTGATATTCAAGAGGCCTATGCTCGCAGGATGCATGCTCTCCAGCGCACCATGAATGAACTCAATAGATATATCGATGACGCTGATGCTGCACTCTCTACATTCGGTGCTACCACTATGGCGCAGCTTGCTAGTGTCCTTGGTGATGTCAATCCATTATTCCAACAATTCCTCAAAGACTTTCAGGAGTGGAGAGACATGATGAAAGAGGAAGATGAAGGTAAGCGTCTTGGTGGTGAACAGGAAGAGCACTTTGGAGGCCGTGTACAGGCTGGCGAGTCTTACTCTGTTCTCGAGGGAGAAATATTTACCCCTGATGTGTCTGGTGTTATCACTAACCCAAATCTTCCGTGGGAAAACGCATCGGTGTCAGCACCAACGCAGTCTGGCCCAATTCACCTGACTCTGTATATTGGTGACGAACACATAGCTGACAAGATTATCGATTTGGTCGATAGTGCAATAGAGGTGTAGGATGGCAACTCAAGATAAGATAGAGATCTACCTGTCCAGCGGTTCATATTACTACTTCAAGGCTATCCAGTACAAGCCCAATCCACAGAGAGCAGGGGATGTTGAGCAGACTTTCTCTGGCATTGACGTGACCATTGGGCCAGTAGTTGAGTCTTTCAAGTATGTCATCCGTGTTCCCATTGATGACACCTCTGGCAGTGAGGGCAACTATGACGACCTCTATGAAATCTTACAACTCAGTAACCCTAACACCATACCCTCACCAATGTTCCGTTTCGTTGACCACTTCGGAACGCTATGGAACTCGGCGTGGTTTAGACCAGGGCAGATGGATGTGAATCCTCTGACTACACAGCTGGAGGGCCCTAATGCCTATATGCTTGTCAGTGTAGAGATACTGGCACAGTATTATGAGTTTCCTGATCACACTAATCTTAGTGACCCTGATCAGAGTTACAATCTTTTGTTTTGGTTATTCTAGGAGGATAACATGGCTTCAATAGCTATAAAGGACGCTAATGGTGCTACCAAATATTTCGAGGTCTCTGGTGCAGGGACGATAGGTGATCCCTATCAGCCTGTACATGATATTGCCTCAGGTGCTGCGACAGAGGCAAAACAGGACACCGCTAATGGTCACCTTTCTACAATAGCGACTG